AAGAACAGCAGATGCAAAATTAAAAACTAATTTAGGATTTGTTATGCACCAAGCTGATTGTATGGCTGCAAGAATTGAATATGAAAGATGGAATAATAATAAACCTATTCAAACAGCACCTATAAAAAGAAAAACAAAAACAATAACTAATCCTAACATAAAAGTTAATGCACAAGAAATGTTTAAGGATTTATTTGGAGATAACAAATGATAACAACTATTATAATCTTATCAGTAATATTATTAATATCAATATTTGTTAATATTAATCAATTAAGAAAACAAGAATCACAATCTGAATATATTGAAGAATTAGAAAATTCAAATACTGAATATTATACATTTTTTCAAAAATTAAAAACTCAAATTGGCGAATCAAATTCAAAATTAAAACAAATCGATCGATTAGGATCATTTGAAGCAGATGATGAAACTGGATTTGCCTTTAAAGAACTTAAGGATATTTACGATGATTTAAATAAGGGATTTTAAATGGGACCGGTAGATAAATTTTATGAATGGCATGCAGCCGAAATGAAGGATTTGGAAGAAAATGGACCTCGCGTAAGAAGAGGCCGTAAACCTTCTAAAAAACAATATTTCACTTACATAACAGATAAAGCAATAATTGCATATAATACAGAACCTAGTTGGAGTAAAAGAAATAAAGTTTTTAAAGAATTTATTAATTATCCATTTAATAAACTAGTTGAAAATATTTATCATACATTTAAATTTTCATATTTTGATGTACCATATGAAGATGTTAAAGCAGAAGTAGTTGCATTTCTGGTACAAAAAATAGATAAATTTCAAGAAGGAAAAGGTAAAGCATTTTCATACTTTTCTATAATAGCAAAAAATTATTTGATAATACAAAATAATGCTAATTATGCTAAAATGAAAGCTCGTATGAGTACTGATATTTTAGATGAAAGAAGAAATATATCAGCAGAAGTTGCATTATCTGATCATCAAGAATCTTTAAAAGAGTTTACAAATTTATGGGTTGAATGGTATGATAAAAATATGAATTCTATTTTTACAAATAAACGTGATATTGTAGTAGCAGATACAATATTAGAATTATTTAGAATACGAGAAAATATAGAAAACTTCAATAAAAAAGCTCTTTATATTTTAATAAGAGAAAGAACTGGTCTTAAAACTCAAAACATTACAAAAGTCTTAAATGTAATGAAACGAGATTATCAAAAAATGTTTGGAACATATTCAAAATCCGGTTATATGATATCATAAACCCAAGATACTCATATTTATATAAAAGGATAAATTATGAGTCAAGAATTCGAATTATTTAAAGGTACAAACTTTTCTGATCTAATGCGTGATGTATATCATAATTCAAAAAAGAAGTCACGACAAATTGATGCATTAATAAAAAATTTAGAACCTATGATAAAAAATATAGGTGATGCTACAGTAATAGTCCCAATGATAAAAGACTATTTAGAAGTATCAGTTAAAAATGATGACGCATTGGTTAAACTATCAGCTGTAGTACAAAGATTAGTATCTGCAAATTCGAAAGACGATGACGGAAATGAATTTGGATTATCTGAAGATGAAAGAAAACGACTATTAGAAGAAGCTGAAGAAGAAATTCAAAATATAAAAGAAACAAATAAACCGGAGATAAAGAGTAATGATAACAGCTCTGAACTTACAGATATGCCAGGTACTTGAACCTGAATCAGATCATACACTTTTTGATAAATTCCAAGATCCTGAATCAGATCCACCTCAAGATCTACCTCCTATGTCTATACGAGTAAGGATACGAGGTAAATTTGCAGGCGGTTCATCTGAGGCCTGGGCTATACCTGGTGATCCTACTATGTTACAAGTTCCATTATATGGTGAACAAGTTTTATGTTATAGTGCAATTGATGGTAAAGCTGAAGCAACAAAAGAACAGCGATTATTTTATATTAATCTTGTTAATGCACATGGAATAGTAAATAACACTATTATGCCATTTATACAAGATGCAAGAGTATCTGGTAGAAGTTATAGTTCTGATGGTATATCAAAAGTTGCACCTGGAGCTGAGCCCCAACAAATATCATTTGAAGAAAAGGCCGTATTACCAATTCAACCATTTCAAGGAGATACAATTAGAGCATCAAGATTTGGATCTATTTTAAGATTTAGTAGTACTCATGTAAAATTAGATAAATACAAAGAAAAGCCATTTTGGAAAGGTGACAAGGCTGGAGATGCATGTATATTTTTAACAACAGAGGTTAAAGGATTATTAGAAGGATATTCTGGAGGAGGGACATATGATCCATATTACAAAATTGAAGAACCTAATGATGATAAAAGTTTTATATATTTAACTACCAAACAAAAACTAGAACGATTTGATTTGGCTCAAGAAGGTATAGGTGTAGATCCAGAACCAGAAAAATTAAAAGACTATAAAGAATCTCAGGTAATTATAGGTTCTGAAAGAATAATATTTAATGCTAAGAAACATTCAATAATTTTAGTATCTGCAAAAGATATTAAATTTTGTATCCCAGATTGGCAAATAGATGCAAATAGATATTTTACAAAAATTATAGAGCCATGGCTACAAATATGTGTTGATCTTGCAGAAGGAAAATCTAGATATGCAACTCCTGCAGGACCAACGGGTGCATCTGATGCATTACCAAAATTACAAGAGATTCAAAAATTATTAGAAGAAATGAAACAATAAAGGAGAATTAATATGCCATTACAAACAGCCGCTTTGAAAGAAGCAATAAAAGCAACATTATCAGCCCAAGGCCAAAAAGGTGGAGAAGCTGTAAAAGATCAAGCTCAAGGAATTGAAGAAGTCGCATCCGGTCTTGCAAGAGCCATAGACGCCTTCGTAAGATCAGGAGATGTAATAACAGAAGTTGGAACAACTACAACCGACATTGACTCAGGAATGGATGTAGGTATAGGAACAGGAACTGGTGCAGGTAAAGGTAAAGTTGTTTGATCAATTCTTCATAAATTAGATATTTATAAAAAAGGAGAAACTATATGAGTTCAAAGTCATTTGTTAAAATTTTACGTAAAATAATACGTGAAGAAGTAAAGTCAGCGGTTAAAGAAATACTGACAGAACAAAAGTCTCATTTTAATAAAGTTATAAATCATGGCATGAATTTAAATGAGATGGCAAGTAATCCTATTAAACGTAAGAAAAAACGTTTTACCAAAAATAATATGTTAAATGATATACTAAATGAAACTTCAGGAGTACCATCTAATGGACCATCTATAATGCAAGAAGAATATCCTACCATGAATAGTTTTAAATCAGACATGGCAGAGTCATTTAGTATGAATAGACAACCTCAATCATTAGCAGCAACTGGTATTAATGGCGAGCCTGTTAATATGTCAAATGAAAAAGTTGCAACAACTGTTAATGCAATGACAAAAGATTATAGTGGATTAATGAAAGCAATTGATAAAAAGAAAAATAGATAATGGCACTAAAAAAACGACCAGTATATCAATATCAACCAATTAATGAAACGCCTGATGTAGCTATAGGCGTTCCATTACCTTTTAATAAATCATCGAGAGCTCATACAGATTTTTTTAGATCTGCAACATTTGGTGATGTAGGAAGTTACGCTTCCGGATCTGCTGGTGGTACTGGAGTTTTTACTCAAACATATTCAACTGAAGAACAATCATTATCAAATTTAAAAAATTTATTAATGACATATAAGGGTGAAAGATATATGCAACCTAATTTTGGTACTAGAATTAGAGAAATATTATTTGATAATAATACAGAAGATTTAAGAACACAATTAGAAGATACATTAAATGAAGATATTGCATTCTGGTTACCTTATATACGAGTTCAACAAGTTGATATAGTAAATAGTGCTGATATGCATTCAATAAGTATGAGATTACATTTTCAAGTAACTACCTTAGGTTCTGAAATGGTAATTAATATATTATTATCAGAAAATGAATTAATTGTAAGTGATGCAGAACCAGATACTGGTGAAGAATTAGTAGCTGTTGGCGAGGTAGGTGCGGGATCTACTTTTGATTTAGGATCAGCAACTGAAACAATAACAGCAGGAACAGGTGTTACCTCATTTGGCGGCGGCGGAGGCGGCGGCGGCGGAGGCGGCGGAGGAGGATATTAGGAGATAAACAATGGCAAATTTAGTGAAAAAAGATGTTAACTATTTAAATAAAGACTTTGCACAATTTAGACAAAACTTAATAAATTTTGCAAAAAATTATTTTCCAAAAACATATCAAGATTTTAATGAATCATCCCCTGGTATGATGTTTATGGAAATGTCTGCTTACGTAGGAGATGTTTTATCATATTATACAGATTCATCATTTAGAGAATCATTATTATCAAGAGCACAAGAAAGTCATAATATTTTAGGATTATCTCAATTATTTGGATATAAACCAAGACGAAATGCACCAGCTACATGTAAATTGGATGTATTTCAATTAGTACCAGCTAAAGGCACTGGTGCTAATGCAGAACCAGATATGGATTATGCATTGACAATAAAAGAAAACATGTTAGTAGCAAGTGACCAGGGAATTAGATTTCATACAACAGGTCCTGTAGATTTTAATCAAAATCCTGAAATAACTGTATACGAAATAAATGGTTCTGGTGATATTGCAAGATATCTTCTTAAAAAACAAATAACTATAGTTTCTGGTGAAATGAAAGAAACAGAGTATGCCTTTAATGATCCAAAACCTTATGATAAAATTGTACTACCAGAAGAGAATGTCATTGATATTATAAGTGTGACTGACGAACAAGGTAATGAGTGGGCTGAAGTTGATTATTTAGCACAAGATACTATTATGCAAGATATTGCAAATATTCCATTTAATGATCCAGATCTATCTCAATATAGATCAACAGTACCTTATATTTTAAAATTAAGAAGAACAGCTCGAAGATTTGTTGTACGAGTAAGAGATGATAATCGAGTTGAATTGCAATTTGGTTCAGGTATTTCATCAAATGCTGATGAAGAAATAATTCCTAATCCAAAAAATGTTGGTTCTGGATTAGAATATTTAAAACGAACTACTACTGATAATATAGATCCAACTAACTTTTTATATACAAGTACATATGGATTAGCTCCTATGAATACATCATTGACTGTAAAATATACTATAGGAGGAGCTATAGCTGAAAATGTTGGAGTCAATGCAATTACACAAATTGATGAAGTAAATTATACAAATGATTTTGGCCAAGTTAATCTTGAAGATTCAAAAAATTCAGTTGCAATTACTAATACATTTCCAGCAGTAGGAGGTGGATCTAAACAAGACTTAGAAGAAATAAGACAAAATGCAATTGCAACATTTGGTGCTCAGCAAAGATGTATTACACGTGAAGATTATATTTCAAGAATATTTGCCATGCCTTCTAAATTTGGTACAATAGCAAAGGCATATATTGTTGGAGATATTCAATTAGATACAGCAGATAAAGATTATCCTAGAGATACTATTTCCAATCCATTAGGTTTAAATTTATATTTACTTGCTCAAGATTCAAATGGATATTTTGTAGCTCCTAATCAAGCATTACGTGAAAATGTTAGAACATATTTATCACAATATAGATTATTAACAGATGCAATTAATGTTAAAACTGCATTTATTGTTAATATTCAAATCGAAGGTGAAGTTATACCTAAGCCATCGTATAATAGTAATGAAGTAATATTACGATGTATTGAAAGATTAAAAATTATATTACATGCAGATCGTATGCAAATAAATGGACCATTAGATACTAATGCAATTATGGGAGAAATGAATTCAGTAGAAGGTGTTCAAAGTGTACCAAATTTAGAATTTGTAAATAAAATAGGTGGTAGATATGCTAATACAATTTATGATATTCCATCCGCTACAAAAAATGGAATTATATATCCATCATTAGATCCAATGATATTTGAAATTAAATATCCAAATGCGGATATAAGAATAAAAGCTATTAAACCTTAAGGGATAAATTATGTTTAGAATATATTACGCAGAAAGAGATACAACATTATATGAACAATATCCATCACAAAATACTGGTATTGATCAAATACTAGAACTTACTAAAATAGCTTCTGGATCTAAATTAAATGGCCTTGTACAAACAAATCAATATAATTCAAGATTTTTAATTGATTTTGGATCTGAAGTAACGTCGATATCTCAATCTATTTTAAATGGAGAAATACCACCATTAGCTAATCATCCACGTTCTGCATCTGTATATCTTAATATAAAAGCAGCTGATGCATCCGATTTATTACATTCATATGAAATAAAAGCTTTTCCAGTATCTCAATCATGGGTAAATGGAAATGGAAATTATTCAGACGATCCTATTACAAAAAATGGAGCATCATGGTTTTATCGATCACGTGACCAAGTAAATAGATGGGACATTGATAATGCACATAGCAATGGTCAAACAGGATTGACAGAAGTACAAGGAGGTGGGACATGGATTACTGGTTCTGGATTTGAAGCAAGTCAGTCATTCCAAAATGAATCTCCAGATATCAGAATGAACGTAACTGATATAATGAATTATTGGTTAAAGAGTGGCTCAAATGCAAATAATGGATTTTTAGTAAAACATACATATGAAAATGAAACAAATAGTGATATATTAGGTTCAATAAAATTCTTTGGTAGAGAATCTCATACAATATTTGTACCTAGACTAGAAGTTGTTTTTACAGGTATAGGAGATTATCCATCCGAATCTACATATCTTAATTTAACAGAAATCTCATCTGATACATATGTTCCTTATTTTAAAAATATAAAGGATGAATATAGAATGTCTGAAATTGCAAAATTTAGAATTGGTGTTCGGCCAGAATTTCCTAATAAAGCATTTCAAACATCTTCTTTCTTTTTAACAGGAGAAAGATTACCAACATCAAGTTATTATAGTATTATTGATTCAGTAACTAATGAAATTATAATACCATTTGATGCAACAGGTTCAGGAGAACAAAAAAATGCAACTCGAATTGATGGCGATTCAAATGGAAGTTTCTTTAAATTAAGAATGGATTCATTTATGCCTGAAAGATTTTATAAAATAATGTTAAAGGTAGAAAGAGATGGTGGTAATGATATACAAACATTTGATGATTTTTATTTTAAAGTAGTGAATTAAAATGGCAGCAAATAGAGACGATGGAAATACAGATTATATAGACAGACAAGACCAATCTCAAGGTATTGGTAATGCTGACGGACGTCGAACAAATAATCGATATATAGCAGCACAATCGTCTGAAGAATCGACCAATGAAACAAATGCATCACGAACATTATTAAATATAATGCGTGAAGAATTTCCTGATGATCCATTATATAGTACAGGTCGATTAACACCTGGATCTCAAGCTCAACAAACGAGAGAAGGATTTACAATACCTGAAGAAACTAGACGTGATATGTTGATTTCAAAGCGTAATGAAAAAAACATAGTTATGATTAATTCTGAAAAAGAAGAATATACATCATATGAAATGAAAAAAATGTATCCAACAGTTGATGAAGAAGTTTTAGATGATCTAATAGATGAAGAATGGGAATCATTTGAAGATGCAGATGAAGAAGATCCAGAAGAAATAGTACCTCCTGGGATATCAGGACTATTTTTAGTTAATCAAGAAAAAGATAGAGAAGACTTTCATCATTTATATATAACTAGAGGGCCTCAACATTTGCTATCTGGTGGAGAAGATGCAGATGATATGGCATTTGAAGATGTATTCTGTGTATTTTATATACATAATAACGTAGCACGTCCTATACCTAATTATAAAACATTAGAAGTAATGTTAGTAGAAAAAGGACATGGATATGATATAATAACAGAAGCAACGCCTGATCAAATAAAAGAATTTGATTTATTATTAGACGGAAAAGATTCGACGGAAGATTATGATAAATATGAAAATCCAGATCCTGGTAATGAAGAAGCAGACGAGGATATGCAAGAAAAAACTCCTGCAGAAGAATATATGGAAAGGGCTATGGCCGATCGATCAAATGAATGGGATTATTTTGTAAGATTTAGAAGTGGTTATCGACAAATGTTTCCATTTAAAAGAGATCCAGGAGATTATATAAAACCTGCATCATTACGTGCGCCAGGAGGAAGATATCCTGAATTAACAAATCCAGATGTTGGTGAATTAAATGATACTAGTAATCCACAAGGAGGACCAAGACAAAGAGGTTTAAGAGCAGATGAAGAACGTGGTGCAATGGGATTGCCTCGTATTGTACGTGAACAAAGAGAAGAAAGAGCTGATAGCCAACAACAAGAAGAAATTAATGAACCAACTGATCAACCGCCAAATGATTTATTGAATAAATATGATCCTGATGATATGTATTATGATCAAGTATTTTTAAGACAAACTACTAGAGAACAAATGAGGCAAAGGTTTGAAGGTCAAATGGTAATTGCAAGATGGCCTGCACCATATTTAGAAATAGATCCAGAAACAGGACTACCTTATGAGCCTCCAATTAGAGCTTCTCAAGCTTCAGATGAAAAAGTTAGACAAGGAACACCAGTTAAGTCTGATGACTGGGTATTAGGTACAAGAATAATGGTGATGGGTCATTGGAAGCAAGTAAGATCAAATCCAGCATTAAGATTATATGCTATTAAGCGTGGTGTTGATATGAAAGAATATGAACCTGATACTCCGTTAGTAATTGGCGATGAAGTATTAGATTTTGATGAAGCATATGAAGCTGGTGAAGGTCGATATGGACCAACAGGTTTAATACAATTATTAGTACAAGGAGGTGCAATATCTGTATTAGAACATGAAGATGATGATCCACATCCTGTATGGGAACTATTTCCGCATATTGTAGAAGCTGAGACAGATGGTATAGTTGGTTTTGATTTAGCAGAATATGTTGAATATTTAGATTATTGGTCCAATGGAGGATTGCCATTTGAACAAGAACATTTAGCACCTTTTGAACCGCCTGGTTCTATACATTATTATGATCAAGATAAATTTGCTGTATATGCAGAACAAGCATTAATGCAAGAACAAATAGATGCAGTTAAAGATCAAATTATGGAATTATTTCCAGTTTTATCAAAAGAAATAGAACAAATGAAAATTGCATTTGAATCATTGCCACAAAATTATGTTGACTATGCAAATAAATTATTAGGTGATAAAGGACCATTATATAAAGTAATGCTTTCAAGGTCGGGTAAATGGAAATATGTTAAAAGAAAAGGAAGAAAGAAAAAGAAAAAACTTAAAACTAAAGTAGCTGAAAAAAATCTATTTAAAATGATAAAAAAGGCAGGAAGATTTAGAACTAGATTGAAAGAAAAAGAAGAAAATGATATAGTTAAAAAGTTTAAATGGATGAAGACAGTTGCAAGAGATAAATTTGCAAGTTGGGCAAATGCAGGCGGAGGATTTGATGGACAAACTCAAGGAGTTATAGAAGGTCCTATGGCACCTCAAATACAGCAAGCTCAAAGAGCAGCTGATAATGCATTTATGGCCGCAGGAATGTCGCCTGTTATTTTAACTACGACATTTATGGCCACCATGGCATTAGCAACACCTGTAGGATTTATGGTTGGAGTTGCATTTGTAATAATAGATGCATTAGTAGGGGAAGTTCCAGATGGAAAACGTAAATTACCTCCATGGAGATTTATGAAAGATAATTGGTATTTAAAAGGATGTATATATCGTGAATGTGGAGATAGAATTGCTGAGTTATATAATAAAGCAATTACGGCTGATACATATATGCCGTGGTTAAGACAAGTAATAAATAAATTACATGATCAGATGTTTGAAATTGATGAACAAATGGTAAGAGCTGCATCGTTACAAGATATGCAACAATCTTTAGAATTTTTAAAGGCTATGCAAGAATTATTTAAAGTTCTTCAGCAAGGTGGTTTATTAGATTATGTGCATGGAACAAGAGCAGAAATAGATGCATTTTTAAAAGATCAATTAAAAAGACAATACGATGCAGTACAATTTATAAGAAAGAAATGTCACAAAAAAGTAGGAAAGAAAAAGAAATTTGCTATAAAATGGCCGCGAGGCCCACAAGAAGTATTAAATGAATATCATAGTGGATTAACATTTGATAATTTTATGCCATTTTAAAGGAAGAATAATTTATGTCATTAGATAGATATTCAAATAAAAATCAGATTATAGCTACCGACGGTAAGATGCGAGGCATTGAATGGAAAGTAGAAGACCAGCCAATTCTACAGTTGGATACCAAAAATATAACACCACAAGAATTACCAACAGTAGAGTTACATTTATATACACCAGGCGCAGCAGGAAGACATATAGTTGGTGGTTCAATTGAAGGAGAAAATTATAAAGTAGATAAAGATGAACTATTAATTGATTATGCTGGTGCGGCCGGAGAAATGGGCATAGAAAGAGGTCAATTTGAAGTAGTAGTTAACATACATAAAAATGTAGTCGGTGAAGAAGGCGCGGATGCTTTATATGTTAAAGAAATATCTGAAGATCGTAGAGAGTTATGGATACAAGCATCTCCAGGCGCAGATGTCAATATAGATGCATTTTTAGATTCATTTGGTGAACAAAATTACTATGAAACAGTATACGAAACAACTATAGATGATGAAGGAAATGAAATACAAGTCATAGATGATCAAGGACGTCCAATTGTTAAAGCAACTATTGAACGACCAATGTCAGATGATATTGCATTAAATTTTGGTGATAATCAAATTTATAAAATTGTTAATTGTAAAGATTGGGATGAAGAAAATGACTTTGTTGTTCGAATGTATCAACCAATACCAGATACAATTAATGTAAAAGATTTTTTATGGGTTGTAGAAGAATTATCTGATGCATATGTTGATAACATACAAATACTTGGTCCTGGCGCAGAAGCTTTAGAGCCTAGAGTATTAAGAGGACCAAATCTAGAAGTTTCAGATCAATTTGGATTATTAACTGAAACAGATTATAAAACATGGAATGATTTATTAGATGCAAATTTATCAACATCTCAACAAATTGTTGATTCAATTTTTTCAGGTTCATTAATGGGAGTTGATATAGGAATTGATTATACAGCATTTGAAAATTTTGTACATTTCTCATCTGCCAAAGAAAGACTAGAAGGCTTTAAATATAAATTACAGCAGATAGAATATTATGATAAACAAATTAGAACATTAAATACCGCTACTGGAGATGATGATGGTGCATTGCAAGGTAATGTTGCAATCAATGAACAACGAAAAGACAATGTTATTGGATCATTTGATGGATTTGAAAGATGGTTATATAACGAACCAGGTTCTGGTTCAGTTCATTGGCCTATTTCTACTCATGGTGTTTCTGGTTCTGTAATAGGAGCTGCTCCATATACATTAGAACCTTGGCCAAAATTTGTTTCATCAAGTCATGGTACAGGAAAATATAAACTACATCATACTACATCAAGTTTTGCAGAAGATTGGTATAATGGTTTTATTGAAACAGCTTCATTATTTGATATACATAATGAAAATGCATTAGTAAAAACAATACCAGAGCATATTCGAAGAGATCCAAATAATGAACAATATGATTTGTTTATTAATATGATTGGACATCATTATGATATTTTGTATTCATATATTGATAATTTAACTAGATTATATAAACCAGAAGATCAACCTAAATTAGGTCAAAGTAAAGAGGTATTATATCAAATAGCTGAATCTTTAGGATGGACATTGGCAAATGGACAACAAGCTGAAGATTTGTGGAAATATAAATTAGGTACAGATCAAACCGGATCATATCAATCAACAGGTTCAATGTTTTCAAAATCAAATGAAGCTATAACAACTGAAGTATGGAGACGAATAGTAAATAATCTACCGTTTTTACTTAAAACGAAAGGGACTGCAAGGTCCATAAAGACACTCATGAATACTTATGGTATTCCTCAGACTTTGCTTTCTATTAGAGAATATGGAGGACCAAAAGTAGGAGAAGATGCTCCATTATTAATAGAAGATCGTTTTTCATATTCATTACAATTATCTGGTTCAAGATTGAGATCTGACGGAGGTGCACTCCGACCAGGGCCAGATAATAATCATATTAATTTTCCTAATCAATGGTATTCATCAAGTATAACAACTCCACCTAAATGGGGTATAGATAGAGGAGAATTTCCACCATTAACGCGAGAATGGAGATTTAAACCAGGAACTACTTCAAGCATGTTAATGTGGACAAATGCATTACATTTTACAGCTGATGGAATTCCAAATACTCATCAATATCGACCAGTATCTCATATCTATATAGAATATACATCATCACTTTCTGGAAGTAATAAATATGGTCGAGTACATTTGTTGCAAGGAGGAGCAGGTAATGTCGATCCAAATTCACTTGCGAACGCAGATGGAGCAGCTAATAAATATCCAGCTCGAAAATTAGGTATGCCAATGACAGCATCTACACCATGGGTTCCAATATATGATGGAAATTTTTGGAATTTGAGATATTATTGGCAACCTACATCATCATTACCTCAACATAATTTAAATGTGAGTGGTGCTGTTCCAACAGCTGAATTTTTAGCATTAGCAAATGCAGCTGATAATTTAGCTGGAAAATATCATGTTCAAGTACAACAAGCATCAGATTATATAACTGGTAAAATTGTACATTCAGCAAGTTTATCTATAACACCAGAAACTGCTAGTCATTGGAGAGCATATTCTAGCACTGCTTCTTGGAATGGAGCAGCTGAAGGTGATCCGACGGATGTATATTATGATACAGGATCTAACCAAGTTCATGAATCTACTGGTGGTGGTGCTATGGAATCATTCCTAGGAGGTCAATTTGGTGGCCCAGGATTTGTTGGTGGTGGACAACTAGTTAACAATTATTTGTCTCATAGTCTGCAAGATAATAGTTTTGACAATATAATAACATTCTCAGGTTCTATACAAGAATATAGAGAATGGATAGAAGTATTAGATCAAAAAACATTTGATCTGCATACATTGAATCCTACGTCATATGTATCTTCAATTTCACCAACTGCATCATATGATACATTGGTAAGGCATTATCCATTAGGAACTGAAATGATTGCTGTTGATAGAACATATGATACAATTATAACATCAAGTCATCCAGCTCAAAACAAATATAAAGATTTTAGTCCTGCATACAATGATGGTGCAAATTCATTTGCAACCGCATCTAATTTTCCAACTCCTATAAATTCAGAACGTGGAAATTATGAACCAGTTGAAGAAACATATTATGTGCAAGGAATTTCATTGGGAGGAACATTACCAAAATCTCAAAAAATTAGATTAGAAAATAATGAATTATTTAAACAATTATCACCATTAACTTCTGCAGAAAGATCAAGTTTTGATTTATCACCATTAGATTCAAATAAATTAGGATTATTTTATTCTCATGCAGATCAATTAAACAAAGAAATATTTAATCATGTCGGTGATGTTGCATTAGACGATTTTGTAGGCGATCCTGATGATGAATTCTTACCGGAATATCCTGATTTAGATGTATTTTCTATTGAATATTTTAAAAAATATAATGATGCAAATGATATTAATGCTTATTTAAGAGTATTTAGTCAATTTGATTTTGCATTATTTAATCAAATAAAACAATTGTTACCAGAACGTGTTGATGAAGCTATGGGATTATTAGTAGAACCACATACGTTAGAAAGAGCAAAAGTTATACTGACAAGAAGGCCTCAAAAAGAAGAGCCAATGTTTAATGGCAGAATACCTGAACCTATCAAAGTTGTAACAGCATCTATATTACCTTTATCAGCAAGTATTCCAGAACCATTAAAAATTGCAGAGGCAATTGTTCATCTTAACACAGGATCTGGAGGTTATTCTGATGTAGGAGATTATGTAGGTAAAATACCAGCTATACCTTCTCCATCTCAATCAGCTGATTATTGTTTGAAAGAAGTATTTCCAGCAGATATGACACCTATGTTTACTGCATCAGTCGAAGCTGTATATTCAGTATCACATTCATTAACTGGACAAAATTTCCATGATGGTGTTGCAGCACAAGTTGCAAAAGGTCGTGTCTTTAGTAAATGGCGTAGTAAAGGAGGTCCATATGGACCAATCCAAGGAGGTTATTTTCATTCACATCCAGGGACAATTTCTATAGGTCCTAATGGTGCAAGACATCAAGGTGGCCGAGCTTTATTATTACAAGGTCCGTACGGTGACCAAAACGAACAATTTGCAGTTACTTTAAACAGTTCATCATATGCAGGCAATTATGATGCAGATAGGGGAGATACGTCAGATTATTTACGATTTATGTTAGGATATAGATCATCATATGATACTGTAATAGATATATCTTTTGAGTTTCAAGGAGAAGAATTAAATACTCAACCAGCCGATGCAGGATCAGGATTTAATTCTCCATTTTCTGCTTCATTTGGTGCAAGAATTTTAACAACAGATATGGACTCTACACATGGATATGACAATGCACATGGATATCATCCACGATATGCTAAGCATGGAAATTTTGGTTCGGGTGCACCAATCCAAGAAGAATCTATGTATAAAGTTATGACTGCAAGTGCAGAAACAGCGCCTATTTTTAAAACCAGAATAATTGGTGCAGAACAAATAATAAGTACAAATCCGCAAATCGTAACACATGCAAACAATGAGAGATCTAGATATACATCTAGTTTTCATTTTAAAGATATAAAATTAGAAAAAAATAAAAAACCACAAGTTGAATTTTTTATAAGAAATCTTTTAACTGTAGAATCTGATACAGGCTTACCAATTAAAAATGGTGTTGAAGTGACTCTCGATAGAGTGGTTCCAATTATAACAGTTAAAAAAGTGTGTTATGACATGACAGATCATATGATTGATGGTGTATATGATCAATGTAGAAAAAGTAGTGAATTTAAAAAACAAACATTTTATTTTGGATTTAGTGGAAGTGCACCAGCTGGTGATACTATGCATCCAGTAGATACGACAGGTAGAGATACTAAAATAGGTAGAGATCATCAAAGATATATTAGTTCATCACAAGGAAGTTATAGAGATACAATTTATCCAACCTTAGGACAAAGAAAACATAAACTAGTAGAATCTTATCCAGGAAATTATACTAGTAGATCTGCTCATTTACCTGCTCCATATATGGATGATCATTTTCTACAAACAGAAAATTTATTTTATAATGGGTGTAAATTAACTGGACCAGGAATCAATGTTAGATCAGATGTATCTGCTATTGATGGAAATCCAGTAGTAGAAGTGTTTAATGTTAATCCTAACCAATTAATATTCCAAAGAGATCCTCAAGATGGAATACCTGGTAACTTAAGGATTAGATAATGATGAAATTAATATATTAGCATATTTATATTAAAATAAACAAAAGCTAGGGAATACTATGGGATACTTAAATAATAATTCAATAACAGTAGATGCAATACTTACCAAAAAGGGTAGAGAATTGTTAGCTCGTGGAAGAGATGAATTTAGAATAACACAATTTGCATTAGCAGATGATGAAGTAGATTATGATTTATATAATCCAGATCATCCATTAGGAACTGCATTTTATGGCTCGGCAATTGAAAATATGCCAGTTGTAGAAGCATTACCAGATGAAACTCAAATGTTAAGATATAAACTAGTTACATTACCAAAAGGATCTGCAAGGATTCCTGTAGTAAGAGTATCTCAAACATCTATAGAATTAGAAGCAAATGAGAGCACAGTAATTAGACCAAATACAGTTAACTTTGGAGGAGGTAATAGAAGATTTGGATATACTGCAATATTGTCAGATTCTGATGTTGTAGATATTGTTGCAACACGAAGAGCAGGAGCATCAGCAGCATCTGTACCACAATTTATTGGTGATTCAGAAGCGGCTCAGTCTGTAACAGTATCTGGTATGGAATTTGAAATAACAGGAAAAGAACATTTAGATGCAGATAAATCAGCAACTATTTTAATTGTAGGAAATGAAACGGGTGGAAGAACAACTATTTCAGTAACAGTTAAAAAAGTACAAGTTGTAACAGCGGCAAGATAAATTAAACATAAAAGGTAAAGAAATATTATGGTAGCATATAGAAGAAGTATTAGGCCAAGATTTAGAGGACCAAGAGTAAGTCCAGCACGAGGTTCTAGTGGTAGATCACAAATAGAAACGTTAGCACGTACGTTGGCAGATCAAATTATACGAGAAAGAGATGCAGCAGCACAAAGAGCAAGATTAGGAAGAATTTATACTCAATTTGATCATCATAATGATATATTACCAAATAATATTGAAACAGTAACAAGAGGATTGTTTTTTAATAATACTGGTAGTCTTGTTAATATGTTTACATCTTCTTTATTAACTCAAACTCAAAAAACATATTATCAAGAAATTTTTAGTTCTGCAGATCCTGGTGTTACAACTCCAGCTAATTCAGAATTATCTATGGCATATGGCCATTCAGCAGGTTCAGGTTCTGTTGATTTAACTGGTAATTTAAATAATGATACGCCGTCTCGTGCAATTTATAAACAATATGCACAATTGTTATTAGCACCTAATGATAGAAAATTTACATTTAATGGTGTTGATTCGGATCATATTTATGTATTAAATTTTAATAGAGCAAGAGTTAGAGAAAAATTAGATCCAGGAAATTTTGAATTGACATTAGCACATTTATCAGGTTCTCATATGTTAGAAGGTGGATTTGGAGCAGAGGCAGTTAATGCACATACAGGTTCAAATGTTAAACTAGATGGATCTAATTTATGGAATCAAATTATTGATGACTCAGGTTTACAATCTGCAGCAGTAGGAGAATCAGGACAAGTTTATAATTTAATTTCAGGTTCAATAGATGGAGGATATAATGCATTTCAACCTGATAATCCAGTTTATTTTGGATTGTTATATCCACAACATGGAATAGCTGTTCTTAATGCTGATTCATTAGATGAACATGCAGGATTTTTAACGGTGACTGGTAATCTAGTTCAAGGTGATAATACTATGAAATTATTTACATCCTTATCTGGATCAAATGGTATAACTCCAGCAGATTTAAATGGTGGTATTCAAGCAAGATCGTCAGAACAAGTTAAATCAACTTATTATTTTGTTAGAGTTAAAAATGCAGAATATAATTATTCAAATAATCCAACATTTGTGACTGGTTCATTAGGTGAATTAGCATATTCGTCATTTATTAGAGATCCGCAAGTATATATTACAACAATAGGTTTATATAATGAAAGACGTGAAATGTTAGCAACTGCTAAACTAAGTCAGCCATTATTGAAAAACTTTACAAGAGAGGCTCTAGTCAAAGTAAAACTAGACTTTTAAAAAAATAAAATAAACGATATGATATGCCAATTGAACCATCAGTTTTTCATCCAATCAAAACAAATGACGTCCAACAACAACCTCTCTATGCGTATAAACATTATAAGTTAGATAGTAGAGGATTTACAACCGAATCAGGATTTCATCGACACGACGGACAATTCGCTCCAGTACCACCACCTTTACATGCACAAACAGAAATATATCCTGAACTATTCAATGTAACTGGCGATGAAAGCGATTTTCAAGGACGTAAAAGAAATAAAGCAGTAATATGGGCAGGTATAGATGCTCGTTATTATAGATTTCCATATGACCCCGGAAATACAATGGAACTTTCAGATCGTAGAACAGCAGAAAAATATTTAAATGTTTCATGTTCTGTATTAACAATACCATATTTTGATGTAGGAGAAAAAATTAAAAAAGGATCTGTATCAGCAAGTTTTGATATGTCAGGATCATATGGTTGGGGATGTCAAGATGATACTTTTGGTAATTTACGAGATCATAGAGTAAAAACAGCTAGTATGGCATCTTCAAGTCGTAACATTTTATATTTATCATTTAATGAAACATTTCGAGATGTACGAGAAACTCAACAATTTGATGGATCACATCATGGAGGAAAAATATTATCAGCTGTTTCTAATATAAGTTATGCATTAGGAAGAGATGAAAAATTTTCAAGATTTTATGATTCAATGAATGAAAAAATGCGTCTAATGGTTGGAGTAACTCCTGATGAACAACCATTTCCAGATTCAGCAGCACGTGGGTCAGGATTTGCAGGAAAGTTTCATGAAACTGGTTCATATATTCGTATACCACATGATGATTTATTTAATAGATTTGGTCGATGTGATGATTGGACAATATCTTTTTGGTATGAAAGAGGTTCTCAAGCTCTTACTGATGGATCAATTTCAAAAGTATCAATACTTTCAAAAGGAGGTATTGTACAGGAAGAATTTACTGATGAACTTACTACATGGCAAAAACGTCCAGTCAAAAGTGTTAGAGTTCATGAACACTCTCATCATGGAATTCAAAAAGCAAGTCGTTCAAAAAAAGATGGAGGTTCTCAACTTAAAACAAGAAAGCCATCAATTGAATTAATAAAAAAGACAACAAAACGTGTATTAAAACGTGACAAAAATATCCCAATGCCGGATATTGATCAAACATTTAATAATTTTCGTACACCTTTTGTAATAGGAGCAGTTAATCAAGATAATACAACAACATATCATTTCCAATCAAGTGATGGGACAAATGCATTGCATATATCAGCAAGTATGAATACAACAGAGCCAGGAGGAACTAACAATTCTATGAATGCATGGCAACATGTCACAGTACGAAATTTAAATCAAACTGCTAGCTTTTTTATTAATGGATTTGCAACTGGTTCAAGTGGTTCATTACCGCAAGAACCAAATGCAAATGCATCTGATCTAATGTTTGGAAGATATCATACATATAATGTTGGTTTTGTTACATCAACTGTCGATCGAAAAGGATTAATTGTCGATAAAGGATTTTATCAAGTTGAAGGTGATATGAATGTAGATGGTAGATTAGTATTGAATCCTGGTGCAAATTTATCTGTACGTGGAGCTCTTACTGTAACAGCGAATGGTTCTATTATAACAAGACCTGGTTCTGAATTAAATGTTTATGGTGCATTTAATAATGGAGGTACATTATCTCAAGAGGTTGGATCAACAGTAGAAGTATATGGAGATTGGGTAAATGATAATTTTGGTCTAGCTGAATTTAGAATGTATGATTATGGCCTAGCAGAAGAATCAATTACATCATTATCAGATCGAGATTATTTAACTGGATCATTATATCAAACTAATGTTGTTGGAAATGCATTTTATAGAAATGCACAACTAGTAATAACATCGCCTATGCCATTATATAGTTCAGGTTCAGGTGCATGGTTTAATAATTGGCATTTACGATATAGAGGTACTCATAAAATTTATGAAAATAATGTATTAGTACGAGTACCAAAAGATTTATGCAATGTTTCAATGAATCCATCAGCTACATATCAAATACCAACTGTTGGTGATGCATGTCAAACAAATCAAAGAAATACATTACCAGGTGAGTTTCGTAAACATATGTTTGTTTCAGGAACAGCTTTTCCGTATATAACAACAATTGGATTATATGATGATGATTGCAGATTATTGGCAGTAGGTAAAATGGCACAACCAATAACAAAAAGAGATGATGTAGATATGAATTTTATTGTTAGGTGGGATTATTAAATATTTATTAATAAGAAAGAAAAATTATGAGTATATTAAAAGTAAATACTATAGAACCATTTTCAGGTTCAACAATTGGATTAAAATTTGGATTCCAAACAATTGTAGGAGATGAAGTAACATTAGCAACTGATGCAACAACTACAGTATCTGGAGCAGTTACTCAACCAGCCAATACAATATTAATGGGAGTTGGAATGTTATGTACACAAGCTTTTACTATTGGTAGTGCTGCTGACATGGGTGTAAATGTTGGAACAGCTGAAAATGGGTCAGATTCGTCTATAGTTGCTTTAGATACAAATGGACTTTATTCTAATGCGACAGCAGGATTTGCATTAAATGCATGTCATACGTCATTCTTTGGAGGTCCTCAAGGAGAAGCTGGGCAGACTGTGGGTATGCATATAGTATCAAATGCTGCAGTGCATACAACATCTGACAGAAATTTATATTTTAAAACAACATCAAGTTCAGGTAATCCTACTGCAGGTAAATTTAAACCATTGTTGTTTACTATAAAAATTGCATAATTAAAATAAAAGGTTACATATGGCTTGGAGAAGCAAAAGTAAAACACGGCAAAAGGCAATAAAAGAAGGTTATAGATCAGGATTTGAAAGTAAGGTTGCTCAACAAATTTCAAAACATAAAATAGATCCAAAAAAGATATATGAATGTACAACCGTACCATTTACAGTACCAGAAAAGAAACGTACTTATTTGGTAGATTTCACATTACCAAATGGTATATTGGTTGAGGCAAAAGGAAGATGGACAACTGAAGATAGAGCCAAACATTTGTTAATTAAAAAACAACATCCAGAATTAGATATACGAATACT